ATACTTTTTCTAACCATCCAAACAATGGTTCAAGAACTTCAATTACTCCATTGACAACGCCCTGAAAAACCACCATAGCCTTGTTCATTAAATCCTGAACCTTTTGGTTTTCCATTAATGCACCGCCAAGACCATCAAGTAAAGACATTACCGCCCCAATACCAAGACCGCCTTTTAAAAGCCCCGCTAAACTTCCGAAGCCTTTTTTACTACCTTCGGCAGCCTTGCCCGTATTATCAAGGGCATCATTGACTTTGTTAATGTCTTTAACCGCCTTTGAACCTTGTACCTCTATTGGGATAACTATTTTTTCCGCCATCTTTTTACTTTTTTAAATGTTTGCTTCCAAGTGGTGGCGTATTGGTACGCCCCTTTTGCTATCTCTACATTAGAACTAACGCCATAAAATTCGTTAGTTTGGACTAATTTAATTATTTGTGTTATCATATATGCTCAACCATTAGCGTTGCCACCCTTATATCTATCGCGTGACTACTTCCACTTGATTTTTTTAGTGCCATTTGTATCGGTGCTGACAAAGGAATGTCAAAGTACCCGTTCAAAGTTGCATTACCTTTATTCGAGGTTAATGCCGCAATTGAAAAAGTAGGCTCACCGCCAACCATTATTGCAAATGTCAAATTGTGGCTTTGTCCGTGTTCATAGGACAACTCGGCAGTGATTTTAAATTGACCGCCATACAAGGGCGTTATTGAATCGGTAGACGTTGAAAATATCAAATCGTTGGTGTTACCAGTTTGATATTCGGTTGTCAGTGGCACAACAACATAAGTTTCATTTGTTGGAATGGTAACCGTTTGTCCAAGTCCTTGCCCCGTTTTGATTCGTTTTCTTTTTACTAACTCATTCAAACTACCTTGATGCCAATTAGTATTGGAATCTAAATACTCAACTTTTCCAAGTGTACCAGTAGACAAACCACCACCCACCAATGGGATTGCGTTAGTGATTGCCCTTCCAACAATGTCACCATTTAAAAGGGTTGTACCTGCTGGGTTGCTTGTGGCATTTTCCCAACTTGGGGTAATACCATCAGATGCAATTCGTAAAATGTCAACATCAGGATAACTAATTAATTGAAGCGATGCACGTTCGTTCAGCATATCGTATTCTATCTGCTGAATTTTGTAGTAATTACCACTCACCGCAATCGTGTCATTCATTTGCAGGTTCAACCACTCTCCAACTGGTAATATCGCAGAGAAATAAACCACACGGCTCCTTGATGAGAATAAACGTGATAAATACTTTTGCCAATACTGGGTGAACATTGTCTTGGTTGCCATATCCCCTTGGATAGTAGTTTCAAGTCCGAATGCCAAACTAAATGATGTTTCAGTCGTTGGAAATTCAGAGTAACTTGAAATCAAAGGGTAAGCATATTGTGTTGTCTGATTCAGGTCGTAGGTGTAAGTCGTGTTGGTTTGCCCGACATAGTAAAACAAAAGTAAATCGTGTTTGACTTGCTTATTGTCGTTATCAAGCATCACGGGAATCTGCAAATTAGTATTCCCTACATATTGCCCCTTGTCATTGACCTCTTTTATGATTGATGGTACAAGTACATTGAATGATGTTTCAATCATTAACTCATCGTTGGCAAAGTCAACATCAGGCGAAGCCTTAATTTCACCGAACAAACGATTAAAGTTTGATACAAAATTCAAAGAGCCTTGATCTTCACCCTCCTTGTGTTTCATTTCTATTTGGCGTGGTATCGACATTTTTTCGTGTCGTATGTTTTCCACATCAATGTACTTTGTCCAATCTTTTGTACTACCGAGGGCGTAATAATCGTCAATGTTGTGTAACTCAAATTCGGTTTCACTTTTTGGAATCAGAACCCCATTAAAAGTTTTCAAAATCCCGTTCATAAAGTCACTAACCTTCATTTGTGGCATCGTGTCAACGATGTTGAGGGTTGTGCCTTCAATGGCAAAAGGAACTTGAATCAACTCAAACGATACATTTGTAATTGTACACCCTACTGGTGCCGCAATAGCCATTGCCACTTGTACATTGGTATTTAATTGAACGATGTAATCGGCAGAAAAGGCACCTGTACCGCTGGTAAATCGATTATATTGTATCCAGTTATTTGAGTTAATCAATGAAAACGCAACCACGCCCGTGTTGACCGTGACATCACACGAAAATCTGAAAGTATATTTTCCTTGCAAATAGGTTGTGTAAATATTTTGACCTACGTTCCAATATCCACTTGGGTTACTTACTACCGTACTGAAAGTCATTTTAACATATCCAGCCCAGTTATTTGTCGGGGCGTAAACCCTTGATGCGGTTGTTACTTTGAATTTAGCATCTTGGTTTGAACTATTCTGAATAGGTCCTGATGTACCCATTGGGGCAACATACAAATCATCAAACTCATCCCTATCCAATAACGAACCCGACAAGGTGTAACCAATAGAATCAAAACAAGTGCTTATCATATCCTTCAAAAGGACTGCTGGGCGTAAATCGTTGACCAAAAATCCACCATTTAAGGCAGTACCACCCCCATACATATTGTTTTGAACCGTTGGAGTTCTGCAATATTGCATTCCCTTGTACCAATCTACAATAGGATATAAAATTGAACCACCAACCAAGCCACCACCCCACGATGAAATCACATTAGCATAACTGACAACGTGGTTATAATCACTCCAATCTATTTCTTGTAGGGTTTTTTCACCCCATTGAGACATTGCGTTTTTCCCTTGTCCGTAGAAAACCAAGTTATATTGTCTTGGCAATCCGTTCTTAAACTCAACACCCGTTAACTCAACGCAACCTGTGAACACAGGAAGCGAATGAATGAATATTTGAGCATCTAATTTTATAAAGGCATTCCAACCACTAAATACCGCATTTTCATCAAAGTAATTTTGGAAAATCGGATCGTTGATACTTGTGGATGGTATAACAAATTGTTGTGTAAAGTCCGTTTTTGAATTTGATAAATCTTGATAGTCCTTAATTTGTCGTACAAGTTGGATGGATTCATCATTGAACAAATCCACCGCCACATTTTCAATAACAAGTGAAAATCTCATCGTACTATCTTATTTATTAAAGGCTGGTTAAATTCAAGTTGAATTGTGTAGTCGATTAACTTGTCGTTCACACGTTTCTTTTCTGCAAATGCCGAATCCGTCACCCTTGCCGAAAAATCATCAACAATAATTGAACTACTCAAAAACATTTGTTGAATTACTTGGTTATCATTTTCAGGAATCCAATTCGTGTTAATGGTTAACTGGGTTTTTGCATTCACGTTAAAAGGTGTCATCACTTGAACACCATAATCCCACGCCTGTGATAAGTCCGTTTGGCGGTAAATAGGTTTCTCGTAAATTTCAGATGATATATTTTGTGTCTTTTTGCTGACCGCATTAAAGCAATACGAATCATAGACACCCCACTTATTCAAAAAATGGGCAGTTACATTCCCGTAGCGGTTCAAGCAATTACGAACAATAGGAAATACATAGGATGTTGAAGCCGTTGTAAAAGTCACGTTGGTGTTTCCGCTAACTGCCGCAGCCGATAATAACTGAATCAAATCCACCCCTTGAATTTTGGTTGAAGATGTGCTTACCGTGTTCGGGGTGATGGTAGTTGAACCAATGGTGATACCAGTAATGATATCGGCATCGTACCAAATGTAATACGATTCCGCACCTTGTGTAATATAAAAGGTTTCCTTATCGGTAAATACAGGACCTGTTAACGAGGCGTTGAACCCTTCCGAGGTGTACACATAACCCATCGTAGCCAACACGGTGTTGGATGTCACGACCGAGGTACTTCCAGCGGTATATTTTCCCTGAACTTTTACCGCAACATAACAAGCACCCCCACCGATGTTTGGCTTGTAGGTACCATCGGTAAAAAAGTCGCTTGTCAGTTGTTGTTGTACTATCTTGTGTACATCAATCCAAGCCCTTCCGCTACCGAATTGATCGGGGAATTTTTGAATAGTTGCATTTGGTGTTGTTGGGATTGTGGTTGTACCACTCCACGCAAATACTTTAAATTCATAGTAGAATCCAGCACTTGCGTAAAGGCTATCATAAGCCTGATATATCATTGAGGACAACGCCCCAACACGTCCGCTTGGTTGTTCGTTAAAGTTCATTTTTTAAATTGTTTTGTATGTCTTTTTTTACTGCTGCTGCAATCTCATCTCTATACTTTGCAAGTGTTGCCCTTCGTGGCATCTTAATGAAATCAAATGGTTCAATACCAAAGTGTTTAATTTTACGGTTCATCATAAATAGCATTGCCCTTCGGTTTTCCTCGGAGTTCTTGATAAACTGCCCAGTCTTAATATTTCGGGGCTTGATGTTTTTCATCTTTGCCCAATTTTTAATTTTATCCGTTGGAATACCTTTGCCGCCTTTGTACTTCCCTTCGGGCTGCCTTCCGTTGATAACTGCTTGTCCGTACCAATCCATTTGCACACCAAATTCCAAGCCATTGGAATAACCTTGTAATGAACGCACCAAGTTACCCGATGCAACATAGTTTGAACGGATAGTAGTTTTTCTCACGCTTACGGGCTGCCATCCATTACCAACCTTTTTCCAAGTTGCACGAATAGCCATCCTTGGGCGTTTGGCTTGGAGTTCAAGTTTGGCTTGGGATGCGAAAAAGTCTGATGCCCTTTCAACAACTGCCTCGGTCAATTTATACTTCATTGTAACAATCCGTTACCCAAGGACTTTGAACGTCCATATTGATAGTGATGTTGTACCCAGCCAACACATCTTTGTCAGCCTCAATGAATGGCACAAATGCAATAGGTTTCTGAATCATTATTGATTGATTATATTGCATCTCTTTTTCACGCAATTTCAAACTGAACTTCACATAAAGGTCCTGCAAAATGTGAGCATAGTTTTGGTTCTCTGTGTAGCCTTGCTCGGAATATAAAGTAATCAATGATTCTTGTTCATTCTCACCCTTTAAAAAATTGACAATGTCTGCAATAATCACATTCATCTGAATGGTGCTTACATAATCGTTTAATTGAACGGTTTGAATTGTCAAGTGGGTTAACGGGTAAACCGTAACGGCTTTGAAACCCATCTCGGTCAAATTTCCGTGAGAATAGTTCCACCCTAATTCCTCTGATATTTCTTGAACAATGGCGAATGCCGTGCCTATGTTATTATTCATCGTTTTGCTTTATTAATAATTTGTCTTTCCAATGTTGCCAAGTCGCTCTTGTAAGCCGCCCACATCGCATTGGTGTGTATGGGGAGTTTGCTAACTGCGTCAAATTTTGTGACATCTCCGTCAGTGAGGAGATGTATGAATCCCATCCACCCCCATTTTTTGTTGAATTGGTGTTCATCAGTTTTTCCCTCTGACTCTCCGAAAATTTCAGGATATAACTCATTAAATCGTTTCCTAAACTCCAAAAAAAAACCAGCGATCCGAATGCAATGTCACTTGGCATTTGTTTAAAACTCTCGTTTAATTTGCCCTGATAAGGTTCAATTAAGTATCGGTTGTTTTGCCCTTGTGTAACGATGGGGCGATATAGCACCGACATCATTTTCCAAAGTGACATTCCTTCTTTTTGATAGGAATCAAGGTCGACAAATTCACCGGTGCTGATTTCATCAAGGTTGGGAATAAATCCGTATTCCACCCCCTCATAAGTGAAGCGATGCTGAAATCTTGGTTTCTCATCAAGGCACTTGGTAATTAAATCCAAGGCGTGGTTTAAAATCTTTAATGGTAACTTACTCACCTCTGATAAAGAGATATTACAAAAGATTGCAACCGCATTTAATGCCCTTTCCTCCGCATCCATTTTTAGGGATTCGTATTCTTGCATCTGATACAAGGGGATTTCACTCAATTTGGTTGGTATGGTTATTTCCATCATATAATTAACGATTGATTTATTGTATGTTTTAACGTATGTCATAAGAGCCAAAATTCTTTTTCAGCCCAAGTGATTCCATTTCAAAGTAACGCCAAGCATCAATGATGTGGTCATCACCTACGGGAATCGGTAAGGTTTTCCCATCCTTGCCCTTATCCCAGCAGTAACCACGCAATTCTTTTATAAGGTTGGTTGAATCTTTGGTAATCATATAGTTTTGCCCTTGCATTACCTGAATACCGTAATTGATAGAATCCTTACCTTTGGTTACTCCTTTGATACTGATTCCAAATCTGCGTATTTCTTCAATGGATTTCGGTTCAGCAGAATCCGCATAGACGGGTACTCCCTTTGGTAAAACTTTGGCAATGTCGGAATTGAGCATCCCCGTTCGATAACAAATTTCTTTTATTATTCGTTGGTCGTTGTACTGGTACACCTCAACGATGGCAGTCGGATCAACTGAATAACCAAAGTCAACACCGCAACCCAATAACCTTGCATCATCGGGGATGGTGTCAATAAGTTGATAGTTTGAGAATATAACCCCTTCAAGATTTCCGATTTGACCAAGTCCGTATACTGCCCACCAATTACGCCAATACTCACTTGTTTCTGCTTTCTCTTTGGCTTTCTCTATCTCGGCAACGATTGATGAATCCAACGCCTCATTATCTTTGTAGGTAAGGACTATCATCTCGGAATCGGCATCGTGTACAAGTTCCGTATCAACCCAAAATTCAGTTACTGGGTTGTAATCAAGGTAAATAAACTTTCGGGTACGAATAGCAAGTTGGTAGTAACTCTCCCAATCTACGTTATTACACTCGTTTATAAACAACACGTCACGCCTCGCACCCCTTAATTTATCAGGTTGGTCAGCGGAGAAAAACTCAATAAAACTATTGTTGGAAAAAGTATAGGTCAAAGATGACTTATTCCATTTGTTGGGGTCGTACATCCCCACCATCTGCATAATTTTAAGAAAGTCACGAATAGCACCACGCCTCAAATGTGGGATGGATTCCGACACAATACTTATCTCGGTGTTATCTTTTTGCACCGCATAGGTAATGAGCATCGGAATAATGCTAAACGTCTTGGAACTGGATGTGCCTCCACGCACAATGCGAACCCTTTTTTTGAGTTGGGCAATCTTATTTTGTGCGGTGGTCTTTTGTAACATTATTTTACATCCAAATCAATCCCATTGAAAATAGGCTTTTCAAAGTCTTCATTCACTTGATGTTGCATTGATAGTTTTCTCAACTCCTCATCGGTAGAAACTAACTTCATCAACGCCAGCTGCAAGGTCGGATTTTCTGACCTATACCACTTGGAACGCATATTAACTTTAAGGTTGACCTTAACTTCCGTTAGTGCTTCTTTTATAGAGGGTAATTCGTGTAAATTATGATTGTAAAAAGTTTTCTTATCGCACGGCAAATAAGCAACTATATCTTCAATGAAAAATAGTTTGTGTTTATTGATAGCCTCTAACGAGAGCCTTTCAAGTTCTTCGGTTTTATAAGCCATAAATTAAATTTAACAAGGTTTCAAATCCGTGTTGGTTTATATAACCATACCCATTAGCACCCATAGGAATAACATTCGGGCAAGTGTTAAAAACCTCCAACATTCTTTTTATTTTTAAACCTTCGGCAATTGCAAAGGTCGATGATTGATTCCCGATAAATAACTTACAAGAATTTAGCAAGGTTGCAGTTTGCAAGGCATTTTCAAGAATTATCCGTTCAGGCTTTATATAATGAATTTTACAAAAATTATCGTATTCGTGTTCCAAACCCACAAAAACAAAATCATAATTTGCCAATATGCGATAATCCACTTTGGGGTTGCGATAACGGTCGGTTAAATTAACAACGATAAGATTTTTATATTGTTCATCCATTGGGGCTTCAATAAATGGACCGCTTAAATCTTGCTGCAATTCGGGATATACATAACCGTGATTTCGCCTTAAATCCCCAGCGGCTATATTCAAGCCAATCCTTCGAAATTGGTCGAAATTGTAATTTACCAAATTTCCATCGTGCTTTTGTACATTGGCAATATAACTTTGATATTCCAATAGTGGCTTTATGTAGTTATAAGTGGTTTCGTTAATACAATATTTACCACTGGAATGATTTGGCGTTCCTGATATTTCATCGAACCCAACATTAAAATTTATTTTGGCATCGTTTATTTCCGCTGCACGTTTTACAAAGGGCAATGAATAAATCAAATCGCCCAAGTGACCTGATTGCAAAACGTTGATGGTTTTTTTAAAGTTTTCCATAATTTCAAATCATTATCAAATCAATTCAATGGTTTTACAATTGGTAAATTAAATTAATTCTTTTTTGGTTAATGGTTTCAATGTTGTGGTGTTCAAGACAATACTTGTAATTCTTCTCACCTAACTCCTTTCGGTTCTTAATCACCTCACCGATGATTGACCAGTCATTATTCTTGACAAAAGTCACACCTTCATTATCTCGGTGGTTGGTGTATGGTTCAACTTCGCTTACAAGTATCGGTAATTTATAGGCAGCCGCCTCAACAATCTTTAATTCTGATTTGTGTTTGTTAAAATGGGTTTCAGTCAATGGGGCTAAAACTATATCAATGTGGGAATAATACTTCCCGTAATTTAATACACTTGTAACCTCACCCACCCAAAACCAATCAGGTCGCTGACGGCTTCCTGTAATTTGATATTCCATTTCTGCGGAATTTGGATCGGTTGAATTGTAACCGCAAAATAAAAACCTTGCGTTATACTTCTCACAAATATCCCCTATCTGCCCACGCAGTAACTTGATATCTTCCAGGTGCGAAAACCCTCCAACGTAACCGATGGTTAAAGGATGGTCATTCTTTTCTAACCATTGGTTTTCTTGGTGGTCAATGTAGTTGGGTAGTATATGTACATTGGGGTTTATTTCCTTTACTTTTTCTGCAAGTTGTGGGGTGGTTGTCCAAACCATAGATGCAGCCTTCAATGACTTTAATACCGCCTCTTTGCCCTTTTCTTTGTATTGCTTGTATGCTGGGTTATACTTGGGTACATTCCAATAATCATCAATGTCAACGATTAATTTAACCTTTGCAGCGATGCAGCGGTCAACGATTGACATATTTAACAAGTAGCGTGAGAAAATCACAATGTCGTAATCCTCAACCTTCGCTTCGTTTACCTCTTTTTCTTGGATGGCAAAGTCAATGTGAAATATATTTTTCTCATAGATGTAACGTAAAGGCATAGCAATGCGATGGTAATCCACCGCACCTATTTGGTCGATGATAACCAACACCCTTTTTTTGGAGGGTTGCTCGTCATCTGCTATTGTGGCTCGTTCTATTTTAGTCATTGGGGAATACCGGTATATACATCCAAATGCTTACATTGTGTAACACCTCGTTGGTGTGGGCTTCAAAATAATGGTCTTCATCCCAGTAGGCAACATATGCCACCTCTTCATTTTCAAGTTTAACCAAAACATATTCAAATGGATTTGGTTGTTGGATTTCTGATTTTCTCCACATTTTCATTTTTGTAGTAATATTTGTATTGCTTGTTCTAATGTTGACGCTATGCGATAAAGTTCCTCTTCGATTCTATCGGCTTCCTCTATCGAATAGGTTAACGTGATATTTTTCGTGTGTTTGATGCTTTGTTCTTTTTCTTCCTCAACTACCTCAATCGGGATATCTACTCCCCAATGGGCTAATTCTTCAACCTCCCACTCGTTGGCAAGGGCTTCCCAATCCCATTCGCCTGAACTTGCGTTGTCCTTGATGGCAAATTCTCTTTCTTGTTCCTGTGTTAAATCTACTTGGATGATGGGTATTTCTTTCAAATCAATTTCAACCGCTGCCTTGTATCGTTGGTTGCCACCAATCACCACCATATCTTTATTGACAACGATGGGGCGAATGTCAAGCATTTCGGGGAACTCTTTTAAACTCCGACAAAGGGATTTAAATTTCGCATCACGAATCAGACGAGGATTTGATCCGTTGGGGAAAACCTCTTTGATGCTTACTTTTTTAATTTTCATTTCAACCATTGAATTTGTATTGACCAAAATATTAAACCTATCCCAAATACTGATACTTGGTCATCTGCGATTTCTATTTTTGAATAGTATATACCTAAATTGATATACACTTCGCCTTCAAAGTAACTATTTCGTTTTAGTGTTATTGCTGCCATTTTACTTACGCATTTTTATGTTGTGCAGTTTTATTAACCATTCTTTCCATTGTTTCTTATCTCCAAATTCCTCGTGGTGCTTTCGACATAGTGCCATTATATTTTCTATTGTATCTGCTGACTTACTCCCACCCATTCCACGCCTTTCGATGTGGTGCAAATCAACCGCCTTCGCTCCGCAAACCTCACATTCGATAAATGAATTTTTATCATATCCAAAATAATCAAAATATATTTTAGTGTGATTTTTCATCTAAAAACATATCAAATAGTAA